TTTAAAATCTATTCTGAAAGAACATAAGCACTGGTCACTTCTAATGCATATCAAGTATATGACAGGACCAAATAAGTTTCTTTTTGAAGATGAAGCAAGTGCTCGAACTACATATGAAGATTTCTCTGTAGCCTTGAAGAAATATAAAGACTACAGAAATGATCGTGAACACACCTTTACCTTTACTGCATTGGGTAACTCTAGCACAACTGTAGATATTGGTGATGTGAGTTATATTAGTGTAAATCCTCCAGTTTCTGATTTTTATGAAAGTGATGATTATGAGCAGTGTTAATCTTGTAGGCATTACTCAGCCTGATTATGAGTATACTGGTTGTACAGATGCATCCGAACTAGTGGCATGGTGTGCCCGTGTATCGAATCCATCAAACCAGAACAACACACAGACTGCACCAAAGCTGCTCAAGTATCTGATCACAAATCAGCATTGGTCACCCCTTGAAATGGTCCATATCTCAATGGAGATTAAGACCACACGCGACATTGCCCGACAGATTCTTCGTCATCGTTCGTTCTCGTTTCAAGAGTATAGCCAGCGTTATGCTGATCCCACTAAGGACTTGAAGTTCGTTACTCGTGAAGCGCGTTTGCAGGATCCAAAGAACCGTCAGAATAGTGTTGATGTAGATGATATTTATCTGGAAGCATTATGGGACGATGCGCAAGATATTGTCAAAAGGGCAGCATTGAAATCCTATAAATGGGCAATCGAAAATGGTGTTGCTAAGGAAGTTGCAAGAGGAGTACTGCCGGAGGGTATGATGGAATCTGTGCTTATTATGTCTGGTTCGCTTCGCTCTTGGGTTCACTACTGTCAGATTCGCATGGACAAAGCAACACAGAAGGAACATCGTATCGTAGCAGAACAGTGCTGGGAAATCATTGGTGAACGCTTCCCTGCTATTATTGAGGCATTGAAGAATGATTCGTGACTTCATTTATACAGAGAGTAAAATAAGTTGTTCTCTCTGCAACCAAGAGATCAAAGATGGTGAGTATCAGGTTCATAGTTGTGTTCCGCACCTTCTAGCTAGAATAAATAAGCTAGAACAAAAAGTTGATAAATTATACAGAAGGGTTACTGATGACGATTTTTGTGATTAAGCGCGATGGAACTAAAGAGACGCTAGATCTTAATAAGTTCCATAAAGTAGCTGAATTTGCGTGTGAAGGTTTGGCTGGTGTTTCTGTTTCAGATCTTGAAATTAAGACGCATATTCAGTTTTATAATGGAATTAAGACTTCTGATATTCAGGAAACTCTTATTAAGGCTGCTGCTGATCTTATTGATGAAGACGCTCCTAATTACCAATACGTTGCTGGTCGCCTAATCAACTATAATCTTCGTAAGCAAGTTTATGGTCAGTATGAGCCAAATTCACTACTAATGCATTATGATGCTGTTATGCGCGCTGGATATTATGATCCGCAGCTAAACACTGCATATAGTCATGAAGAATGGATTGACCTTGGAAAATACATTGATCATACTCGAGACAATCTTCTTACCTATGCTGCAATGGAGCAGTTTCGTGGAAAGTATCTAGTAAAATCGAGAGAAACTGGCCAGTTTTATGAAACGCCTCAGATGGCGTTCATGTTGATTGCCATGACTCTTTTTCAGAACTATAAAACAGACCGCACTAAGTGGGTAAAGGAACTTTATGATGCATTATCTCTATTCGACATTAGCCTTCCTACTCCTATTATGGCTGGTGTCCGTACTCCAGACCGCCAATTCTCTTCCTGCGTTCTCATCGAATCGGATGACTCGCTTAACTCGATTTTTGCTAGTGCTACGGCTATCGGTAGATACGTTGCTAACAAAGCTGGTATTGGTATTGGCGGCGGCAGTCTTCGTGCCGTTAATAGCCCTGTTCGTAATGGTTCTGTTATTACTACTGGCGTTGTTCCTTATTATCGTCTTTGGCAATCATCTGTTAAATCCTGCAGCCAAGGTGGGGTTCGGGGTGGGGCAGCTACTCTCTATTATCCCATTTGGCATCTAGAAGTAGAAGATCTTCTGGTACTTAAGAACAATAAGGGTACTGAAGATAACCGAGTTCGTCATCTTGATTATGGCGTGCAGTTTAATAAGGTAATGTATGAAAGACTTCTTTCTGGAGGTAATATCACCCTCTTTTCACCTCATGACTGCCCGGATCTCTACCAGGCATTCTTTTCTGATGTTGAGAAGTTCCGTACTCTTTACGAGAAGTATGAACGAAATGGAAAGATCAGAAAGAAAAGCATCCCTGCAATTGATCTATTCAGCGCCTTCGCTCAGGAGCGAAAAGATACAGGACGAATCTATCTGATGAATGTTGACCATGCCAATGATCATGGTTCATTTGACAAAAAGAAGGCATTGATCAAGATGAGCAATCTCTGCGCGGAAATTACACTTCCCACCACACCTTTAAAGGATATTAATGATGGTGCCCCAGTAGTCAAAACAATGAAAATGACTAAAGAAGAGTATCAAAAATATCTTGAATGGAAGAAAAATAATCTAAACACCCCAATTAAAAGCAGATAAAGTATAAATAGTAGTGAGGAGAACACTACTATGATTACACTATATGTTAAAACGCATAAAGTTACTGGACTTAAATATCTTGGTAAGACAGAACAAAATCCGTTCGAATACCTGGGTTCAGGGAAGAGATGGAAAAGAGAACTGAACAAATATGGTAAAGATATTGAGACAGAGATTCTATTTCAATCTGATGATATATTAGAAATAAAAGAACAAGGGTTATACTATTCCAAATTATGGGATGTGGTTAATTCTCCTAACTGGGCTAATTTTATTGAAGAAAATGGAAGTGGTGGAGATACGTCTGCTTTTAGAGATTATGCCGCCATGAGTATAAAAACTAAAGGTAGAAAGATAGGTCCGCAATCGACGGAACATAGAATCAACAATTCTTTAGGTCATATGGGTCAAAAAGCCTGGAATAAAGGTTTAGTCGGTGTTGTCAAGGCGTCAGATGAAACTAAAGAAAAGATGCGGTTAGCAAAATTAGGAAAGAAACGCGGTAAGTATAATCTTAAAAAACAGCCCAATGGCACGAAACACTTACAAGGAAAGAAAGCCTGTTGTGTGTGCTGCCGCCGTGAATGGGATCTGGGGAATCTAGCAAAGCATTTAAGGAAACAAAATGGATTTTAAATATGAAATTGTCGACAGTATCGACACTAAAGATAAGGAACATGTTTATGTTACAGAAGTTTTCGAATCTGATTGTAAATCAGAAATATCGTTGTGTACGTTAAGTGCGATCAATTGGGGAAAGATTAGAAAGCCAGCTGACTTCGAAAAGCCATGCACCATTGCTGTACGCGCTCTGGATGCCCTACTGGATTATCAAGACTATCCTGTTAGAGCCGCTGCTATTGGTACTCGCAACCGTCGTCCTCTTGGCATCGGCATCATTAATTTTGCTTATTGGCTGGCTCGTAATGATAGCAGTTACTCTGATCCAGATCTCGATCTTGTGCATGAGTATGCTGAAGCATGGAGTTATTATCTTATCAAAGCCTCGGTCGACTTGGCAGAAGAAGTAGATCCATGTCCTAAGCATACTGATACGCTTTACTCAGGTGGAATCATGCCTATTGATACATACAAGAAGGAAGTCGATGAACTAGTTCAACCAAACTATAAGATGGATTGGGACAGTCTTGCTCTTCGTGCAGCTACGGTTGGTATTCGTAACTCTACTCTAATGGCACTCATGCCAGCAGAGACATCAGCTCAGATAAGTAATTCAACAAATGGTATTGAACCACCTCGCGCGCTTGTATCAATTAAGCAGTCTAAGGATGGTGTACTAAAGCAGGTCGTACCTGGTATCCGTACACTAAAGAATAAATACGAATTGCTATGGGACCAGAAATCACCCGAAGGCTATCTGAAGATCATGGCTGTGTTGCAGAAGTTTATTGATCAGGCCATATCGGTCAACACATCATATAATCCAACACATTATCCTGATAATAAAATTCCCATGTCTGAAATCCTTGGGCATATCCTTATGCACTATAAATATGGTGGTAAGACTTTATACTACTTCAACACTAATGATGGTGCTGGAGAAATGGAAGATAAGCCATTACCCATAAGTATGGTTGACGAAGCTGAGGTTGATTGCGATTCTTGTAAGTTGTAAATTTTAGGAGATATAAAATGGAATATGTTACCGTTACACCTACCCATCTAGATGATTCAGAACTCATTGATTTCCATACACCCAAGAATTCTCTTGTTGTAGAATATAAGGGTTTGCTGAAGCTAAATGAAGTTCCTGAATACTCTATAGAAGTAATTAGCGAAGATAGTGGCGCTCTATAACCCATCCTTTAAGCTCGCTACAAAAGAGCATCTTAAAGAAATTTATGCAATAGAAAAGACTTCTTTTGATGCGAACATAATCATTCGCA